CACAGATCCAGATAGATACCGCGCAAGCTGTCAGGGTTTTCAGCAGACAACAGCATCAACCTGCCGCCATTAGGGAAGTCTACACGCAGTTCAGTTTCATTAAAGTTCACGCCAGGGATTACAGACGCATAATACTTCACATAATCCCACGCAATACGCTTCGCTTGCGTAAAAGTAGGTGCCACAAACGCAACACGCGGTCTCGGAAGTTCACAAGTAAGAGCGTGCTTAATAAGATGATTAACAGCCCAGACCGTCTTGCCAAACCTGCGGTGCATCACAAGCACGTTCCAACGACGCACGTTGCTGTGCATCTCAGCCTGTAAGTCTCTTGGCTTGTAAGGAATCTTAACCTGCACTATCGCTCTCCCAAACGATACGCACCGTGCCGTCACTTACCTCTACACCAGCACGGTTCTTCACATCACCATACTGATCTGGCATCACCTTGCCCACCTTCCATCTAACATGAAGGGCATAGTCCCTCAAAACATTAGGATCATACTTCTTCTGACCGGTAAGCTGCTGCTGATACATAACCTCGACATCCTCCAATGCCTTCTCCGCACTCTGCTGCTGCGCTGTACGAATAAGATTACTTAACTCAGCATCCTCCCCCATCTTCTTATACAGCACTGACCTGCTGATCCGTGCTTCCTTACAAGCACTGACAAGGCTATGACCTTGCATCACCAACTCAGCAACGCTCTCTGCCTTGCTCTGCGTTAGCCTAGCCATGTTTCCTCCTGACTGTGTGTGGGATAGGGGCAATTAACACATGTATAGAGTGGCCGCGCCGGCGGGGGTGCATGGGGTCGCGAACCTCCCCCCTACCCTGCCGCCGCGTCGCTGTGCCAGCCATGCGTCGCTGGCATTGCTGCGCGTCTTTGTCTGTGCTGTCTGTTCATGCGTTGCGCAAACACCCACCCGACACCCGCAAAACGTCGCGTTGCCTGTGCTGATCTTGGCTGTGCGCCAGCCTGGTTTTTCGCCTGACATATATAGGTGTGGTGCTTTGCTGTGCTGTGCCGTGTTGCGATTGCTTTCCATAAATATCATTTTTCTTGTTGACTGTCATTCCCTGCCAATGTTAGGGATGGGTATCACTAGCACTGATAAAAGGATCAAACACCATGAAAATGTTTTCTTCTGCATGTTGCACCCGCGCTGGCTGGCGTCTCTTCCATGTTGAGACACCGGCAGACGATCTTCTGGTATCGGTCGCACCCGATGCCGATCTGGACGGCATGGTTTCCGGCTTTTGCCATGATGAGCAGGAAATGCTCACCATCACCGGCTGGAATTGCACCTTCCGTCCGCTTTGCCCTGACACTGGCGTTTATCTTGATACTGCCAGCGGCGAATATTTCGACCTGTAAGAAAGGGATCAGACCAATGGATACATTCGACACAGTTTTCACAATGGCGCTTGGCGTCTTTCTTATGTTCGCCAGCGTTGTTGCGGCGGCATCATTTGACCCGCCATTTTGGACACTCATTCTTGGCATTGCTGGCATTGTCTGTTTCGTGATGCCGATGATCGCCACCACCCTTAACGACTAGGAAGGATCAGAACCAATGAACAAGACATTCAAAGTTTGCACCAACAAGGGCAACAAGCGCATTTGGATTGAAGGCGCGGCCCTTTCCGATCACGGCTTCACCAATGGCCGCACATTCTCCCGCACCGTCATCCAGAAAGACGGCATGAACCACCCTGCAATGGTGCTGGATTTCACCAACGCGCAGGACGGCAAGCGGCACAAGGTAGCTGGCACGGCACAGCGTCCAATCATCGACCTGTGCGGCAAGTATGTGACAGATTTCTTTGACGGCGCGTCGCACTATGTCGCACGGTTCGGCACCCGCACAATCATCATTGAGAGGGCTTGAACATGTCTGGAAAAATCATCAACGCCATTATTTACCGTGAAGTAAAAGGCGGCATGACCGACAAACTCCCCGCTTCATGGTCTAGCTTTGACCGCCAGCCGTTGCACATTAGCCGCACGGTTGACCGTTACCAAGCGGCAGACAGTCTGCAAATGGAATATGCGTTGCGGTATCTGTCAGAAGAACGCCACCAACAAGGCTACACGCACCACACACACACAACGGTGGCAAAGATCACCGGCGACACGCACCACAAATGGCAGTTTGTCAAAGGTGATGCCGTCGAATTGATCGAGTGGCGCACAAGATAACACCGGCGGCAGGGGCAACCCTGCCACCCCTTGATGGCATCACGGTGCCATGAAGGGGTGAAGCCACCCACAACGCAACCCATGACAGAAAAGGATCAGATCATGGAACATTCACACGAAACCCGCGAATTGTATCTGTTCGCATTGAACGACGCGCAACTGTACCAACAACAGCGCGAGAGCATCGAAAAGAACCTGCAAAAGCGTTTTGATGCTGGCACCTACGACCGCAACAAAGCGGTGAAGTTATGGACATATTTCGCCAACAACGCCGCTAAGAAATACCACAAGGATTTTTGCGGCAACGGCAAATGGTACCAGATGTTCGGCGTCATGGATCGTCTCAACATGGCGATCCTGTGCGAGGAAGAGCATTACGAACTTATGCAGGTGAGGGCAGACTAATGAGAAAAACAATCAAGACCATCAAGCGGCTGGCAAACTCCAGCATGGGCAATCCGGCTTTTGAAATCACATTCACAACAGGCCAAGCGGTGCGCACCAAAGCCAACATATCGGACGCATATATCATCCATGCTGGCATGGAAGGCCGAAGCGTCGATGTTGAGATTGAGACAACCAAAAGCGGTCGGCAGCGCATTGTCGGCATCAACTACTAAGGGGCAGAACAATGAGTGAGTTTTGGCTATGGGTGCGCGAGGTGTTCGCCACCATCCTGTTTTTCGGTCTTATCGCGTTGCTGTATGTGGTGGCTGTAATGCTCACCGGCGGCGATCCGAAATATTGGTAGGGGGTGAGGCCATGAATTACCGCAGACACGGATCATTCGACCGCCATTTTCGACAGCTTGTCGGGTGCAAGGTCATAGGCTTTCAGATGCAGGACGACGGCGACGACATGTGGCCTGCGTTGATCATGCGCACAGATGACGGCGAGGAAATCGCCGTTGTCCTGTCCCGCGATCCAGAAGGCAATGGCCCTGGTTTCGCTTTTATTGAACCTGTAGAGCGATAGAGAAAGGACGCAAGATGGCGTTTGTTTTTGAACAGACAGATTATGTCTGCGAGGAGTGCGGCGGCAGTGAATGGTACGCTAACCGATTTTTCTGCAACAGCCGCAAAGAATGGTTCAGTGACGATGTCGCGCAATGGTGTTCCGATTGCGAGAAAGAGGTCGGACTGATTGAAGAAGACGAATGGGAACAATAAGCCAATGCGGCGGGGGAAAGGATCAGCAAACCCCCGCCGACACTAGCTAGAAAGGTATATCATGACGGCAGAAGAGTTTAAAGCGGAAAGGCTACGCTTGGCCTTGTCGCAGGGTGCAATGGCGAAGCGCATAGGCGTGAGCCTTCAAGCGGTTTACTACTACGAGACAGGCAAGCGCAAAGTGCCGCAACCTGTCGCCTTGTTGCTGGAGTGCCAGCGCAAGCGGGTCAAGCATAGCATGGCCGAATATCGGCGCATGATGGCAGAGAAAGGATCAGACGATGCAGACTAGAAACGTCAAGTTTATGGTGACGCGCGAAGAGGTGTGGTTCGCTGAATACGATGTGCCAGCGCACATGACAGATGAACAGGCACTGGAATACATCCACGCAGAGGCACCGGACGAGGTGTTTGACGAGTACCTGAACAAGTACAGCTATGATCAGGACACGCACGTTTCGGTGGTGGAAGATGGATCAGCACCGGCCTGACATGTTCTATTATCTCATGGATGGCCTGGAACTAAAGCTGGGCCATCTACTAGCAGAGAAAGAACTAGGTTCCATTGATGAACAAGAGATGCAAAGGCTGTGCTTTATCCACGACGCTTGTGTCATGTTTCTCAATCAACAGCTAGGCAATGAGGAAAAGAGAGGGGGCGGCGCGTAGTCGCCCCTTAGCAATGCTGCGCGGCAATGAATGCTATGCAATGCTGCTATGCGATGCACTCAGCCATGCCTTTTTTTTATATATAGAAAAAGGAAAGCATGTTTGCATTGCTCTGCTTTCTCGGCAATGCGCCGTATGCTGCGCGGCTATGCTAGGAAGAAACCTTAAATATCATGGATCGTGTTGACGCACAAGCCCCTCAGAAGGGGATAGCTTCTCTTGCGATGTAGAACCAGGTTGGCAGAGAAACCAGCACAGTTTGATCAGTGCCGGTAAACTCAGGGTTTACATCAGAGAGAAAAAGGCGGCAGATCGGGTCAACCCTGTCATATTTAACGATCAGCAAGGGCCGCAGAGAAAGTTGCGCTGCACCTTCTACAGCCTGTTGCCACATGGCCTCAGAGCCGCCCACTGGCCCCTTGGCGTACCGCTTACACTCAATGGCCCAATATGGAATGATGATATCGGCACCGCCGGCCTCTTGATATTGAGAGAGGTTGCGCCGCACGTTCTCGTAACCCAGGTGGTCTTTGATCTCATTGACACACCATCTTTCAAAGGCAGAGCCTTTGCTACGCTGCATTTTGCCCATGCTCTACCTCTTTGATGGCTGACAGGATCACCGCCGCAAGCTGCGGCACTATTGAGTTTCCAATAGCGTGTAGTCTTTGGGATACCCCATGATTGCCTCGGCAAAGTTTGGCGTCGTACAGGGTGGATCGCTCGGGGATGTCCTCAAACCTTCTGACATCTTGGAGCCACGAAAAGTCTCGCTGCCTCTGAACCTGTATTTCTGGCACCCCTTGTATTCCGTAGCTGGGATCGTGGGCAACAATCCAGACGCGAGAACGCCGGTGAATTGTTCCGACTGCGGTAGCTGGTATAACTTGCCACTGCGCGTCATACCCGATTGCGGCCAAGTCTCCGACAACACGGTGCATCCCTCTATCAAGCAAAGCTGGTACGTTTTCCAGGAAGATCCAGCGTGGTCGTACTCTGCCAGCAATTCTGGCGACTTCTGACCAAAGGCCAGAGCGGGAACCGTCGATGCCTTGGGCATCTCTTTTGCCAAGGCTGATGTCTTGGCAGGGGAACCCTGCTGTGATGACATCAATTCGATCATGTCTGTCTGCATCAAACGTCCTTACATCGTCATGCACCGGCACATCAGGCCAGTGCTTGCGCAGCACAGCCTGACAAAACTCGTCCTGTTCGCAGAAAGCGACAGTCTCATAGCCACCAACCAGCTTCTCGGCAGCGTAGCTAAATCCACCTATGCCAGAGAAAAGGTCTAGTAGCCGCAGTGATCTCACTTCAACGCTCTTCTTTGCGTGAGCGTGTGACATAGATTGGCGTGGATATGCTCGGCTCCACGCTGTCAGGTGTCATCTGACACACCTCGCAATAATCACGCATATCTTTGACCGCATAGTCTTCAGCCCAGCCTGTGTACCATGTGGCGTCACAAGCATCACAACAATAGTAAGCAATCTGCTGTGCCATCAATGCCCCCCTTATTTCAACGCACCCTGTCCGTCGATGTCACCCTCAGAGAAGTATTCTTTCTCCTGTAGGTAAAACTCACCGCTTCCGTCACACTCCCAGCAAATGTCCGGCACAACGTCACCCTCATCCCAGCTAGATGCTACACGCACCCACCCAGAGCCATCACATTTGTGACATTTTTTCGGTAAAAAAGTCATTCGGTTTCACCTGTCCTTCCGTCGCCAGAAATATCCGGCGCATGGTTTCTGCCGATGGATATCTGTTGCCATCGACAATCCTACAGATAGCCGCGCGACTCATGTTGCAGCGTCGTGCAAACTTGGCCTGGCTAATCTTCTTTGCTTTTAGATACTCAGATAAGGTCATATTTTTTTCTACAATATTGTTGACACGCGGTCAACCTACATGCGATAGAGGGGATAGTAACACAAAGAAAAGCACAAGGAAGCACACAATGCCTCACGAAACACCAGCCTACCGGCAAGAGTTCAACGCCACCCATGACAGTGCGTCAGGTGGCACACAGGAGCCTTGGGAGTTTGTTCTCAAACTTTACACTCGGCATCTGGGTGTGAAGCTACCGATGGCTGCTAGGCCGTGGTGCGGGATCGTGACCCAAGATGGTGCCAACCTCATTCTTGGGCTGGACAAGTATCAGCCGATGGTCGGGCAGCAAGATGGCATGGATCAGGCCAAGGCTATCGCGCAGACGATGGAGCGGTACAACAGCTATCAGCCGCGTCAATGGGACGACGGCAAGGACGCAGAAGAGTTTGAGGCGTTCAAAGACTACATCCCCGATATGATACTGCACGCGGTTGAAGGCGTGCGAGAGGCGTTCAAACACGCGAATATGATCGAAGGCGAATATCAACGCTGGCACAACGAGCCAAAGGTTGATGTGCCGATCATGCTCTATCAAGACTATTCTGGTGGCGGCAAGCAGACTGATCTGAAATGCAAGCCACCGCTGCGCAACCCCCCTAAAAAGGACGGCACCCGATCTTGGCGCGTACCCAAGGTCGAAGGCATCACGCCGACAGCGCAGCAACAAATGCAGCAATCTGTCTATCGCAAAGCAACTGGTGAGCCACCGTCACTGCTGTTTGTCTCTGCGTCTGGCTATTACATAGCGGACGAGGACAACTGTGACTTGCTCAAGCCAGAGGCTTTGGATCGGGCATATGCTGATGTAGTGCGGTCATGGCAGATCAAG